GTTAGCCGTATAAAACAGACAGCGGAAAATGACGGACAGGAATTTGATGACTCTGTTCCTGATTTCATAGATCGGGCTGAACTGCGTCTTACGCGGGAGATTGACTCTCTTGGATTGACTAACTTTGCAACAAGTTTCTTTGTACAGGGAGATCCGTTTGTAACCAAACCTGCTACACCAAACAGAGCGTTGGTTATTCGCAATGTAAACTTCACTACGTCAACCGGACAACGGACACAGTTACTTCTCAGAAGTAAAGATTATCTGAACGACTACTGGCGTGACAGGACATCTGTAGGAGTTCCCCGTTACTTTGCAAACTTTGGTGCGGAACAGATTCTGATTGCTCCCGCTCCTGTCTCTGCATATTCAATAGAGATGTCGTATGTAGCACAACCAGCAGCGTTGGCATCCAGTACAAACGAAGAGAATTATTATACCCAGTACTGTGGTAATGCCCTGTTTTATGCGAGTATGGTAGAAGCAACTTATTGGATGAAGAATCCGGCAGCAGCTACTTACTGGGATCAACAGTATCAACGAGAGGCTATGTACTTAAACAATGAAGCAAGACGGGCAAGACGTGACGACATGGAAATCGCAGATAATCCGGCTGGCGGTTTAAATAACATGCAACAAGGAACGCAATAACGATGGTTACAACTTACACACCAACAGTAAAGCTGGCTAAACAGGGATCAGGTGAGAATGCGAATACGTGGGGAACTATTCTCAATCAGAATGTTATTGAGATGGTGGACAATGCGTTCAGTGCAAATATTTCAGGTTCTATAAATTACGTAAGTGCAGCCGACAAAACTCTTACACGTAACGACGGGCTGGGAGATCAAAGCAAGTTGACGGTAATAGGGATTACCGGAACTCAAACATCTACTTCAATTGTTAATTTACTGGTTCCTACCTTTACGACTGCCTCTGTTGCGAATGGCGCACAGTGGGCAGGTAAGATGTACATTATACGGAATCCTAACGCCTTTTCCGTACAAGTTAAAAATACAGGTAACGTAGGATCAAATGTTCCAAAGAACGCTACAATGGGTGTACTTGCCACACCGACAACTGTTGTCCCATTGTTTACCGGATTTGCTGCTACAAGTGCAAAAGACAACACACGGTATATAGCTAATCCATTTGTTGAACGTGTTTCAATCGGAACAAGTGCAGGAAGTGATCCGTCTTTTAATTTCGGAAGAATAACACAAAGCTCCATCAGTGCGACAAGTTTTAATAACGGACTGATAACTAATCTGAGTGCAACCGGATCAGCTTCGTTTGGAGGTCACACGACATTTGCTTCCGTTGCCACTTTTGACGGAGATGTTTCTGTTAACAAACGAAGCATGTGTGCCATAACCACAATAAAGGCAAGTGCAACAACGACAATTGATTTAAGTCAAACTAATTTCTTTGTAGTCAAAGCAAGTGGGGCTGTTTCTGGTGCAGTGTCTGTTGCTCTTCCATCTCCCACAAATGGTAAGGTAGGACAGACAGGAGCGATATATCTCATTACAGGAGCAAGTGCTGCTAATTCTACCTTCAGCTTTCCGACAAGTGCGTGGAAGTTTCCATCTGGAGTTACTGTTACAAAGACAGCCGCTGCTGACTCTGTGGACTTGCTTACTTATTTTGTACGTGATGTAAGTACTGACGGAACCATGAAGGCAATAGATGTAGCTGGTATTAAAAATTTTACAAGTTAAACCGTAATGTCAACTGAAACCAGAACAGTTAAATATGATTTCCGCCCCGGCATTATGCGGGAATCTACAGAGTATGCCGCTGAAGGCGGATGGTTTGACGGCAATCGTATCAGATTCAGGGATGGTAAACCGGAAAGTATTCGGGGGTGGCAAAAGAAAAATACTTCTTCTTTTATCGGAACCGGAAGAGTTATTCATAACTGGGCAGCTTTAGATGGTAGAAAGTATATTGGTTTTGCTACTGAGCATAAAGCTTATCTATATGCTGCTGGCCTATTCTATGATGTAACTCCTTACGATGTAAGTGTATCCGCTCCTGAAAGCTCTTGGTTTACGACAGTTACCGGAGCTTTCAGCACCGAAAGCGGATCAAGCAGTATCACTGTCAGTGTTAATGCTCACGGACTTGCAACCAATTCATATGTCAATGTGTGTGCGTGGTCACAAACAAGTGGAGGAACAGGTGCTGGAACGTTTCCCGGCGGTATTACTTCAGTCGAAGGAGATTACAGAGTTAGTGTTGTTACTAATAATTCTTTTGTTATTGCTGTAGGAAGTGTTGCAGATGCAACCAGTGTAAGTAAAGGAAAAGGAGCATATGCTGTTCGTCTTCCGTCTGGAAGTTCTGTAGCTGCTGGAGGTTTCGGATACGGGGCTGATACCTATGACGCACAGGCTTTTACGATGACTGCGTATTCCAGTGTGTTTAATTTCACAAGCGGTGAAACAACCATTACCGTAAGTGTGTCTGATCATAACAGATCAACAGGTAGTTATGTACAGGTAAGTAGCTGGCCGGGAGCAGGATTGGAAGGAATAACTGACGTTTCCGGGTTCTACGAAGTAAGTGTGATTACGTCCAATGCTTTTCATTTTGTGGCAGGGAGTGCAGCAACAGGAACAGCAACAGGAAAGGGGACAAGCATATTTATGGACATTGTTCCTGTTACTGCCTCCGAATACAGAACGTGGAATACACCCTCTTCTGCCACCGACATCTTTCTGGATATTCGTGAGTGGACTATGGATAACTTTGGAGAAGATCTTGTTCTTAATCCGTATCCGGCTGGTGGACTATACAGGTGGGATAAAACGTCCGGTACGGGTAAGGTAGCAACACTTATTTCATGTGCGCCTGTTTCGGCAAATGGTTTTCTTGTCAGTCCGATAGCACGACAAGGCATGTGTCTTGGGGTAACTGATTCTTCAGATGTATTTGATCCCATGCTTGTTCGTTGGTCGTCACAGGAAGACTTAACGGATTGGGTAGAAACAACAACAAATACGGCAGGAAGTATACGGCTGGCAAACGGTTCTGAAATAATGGGAGGTCTTGCGGCTGGTAATCTTATTCTTGTCTGGACAGATGTAGCCTTAACAGGTCTGGAGTTTATTGGTGAACCTTTTATATTCGGAAGCCGACAGCTTGGAACAAACTGTGGTCTGGTTGCCAAACACGCAATGGCTGAGTTTGACGGACGTGTGTTCTGGATGGGCGACAGTAACTTCTTTGTTTATTCAGGACAGGTACAGGTTCTTCCCAGTACAGTAAAGCGTCACGTGTTTGAAGACTTTAACTTTCAGAACAGACGTAAGGTATACTGTGGTGTTAATTCTGAGTTTGGAGAAGTAACGTGGATGTATCCCAGTAGTGATTCTGACGAGTGTGATAAATATGTCACATACAGTCCGTCACAGAACTACTGGACGTATGGTGAGGCTATCTGGACAACGTGGAACGACAAGAGTATTATAGACAGTATTATAACAACAGGAGCATCTGTGTCTTCAGGAGCAGGAAGTGCTGACAACCATTACTTGTTTGACAACGAACCGCCCGACGTGTTTACGGCAGACGGACAGGACATGCCTGTCTTTATTGAAAGCGGTGAGTTTGATATAGGCGACGGTGACGATATACTGTTTATAGACAGGATTATACCTGACATAAAGGTAAGTGTTGGGAATCTCCAGTTAAGTGTTAAAACAAAGTATCACCCGAATGATACGGAAATAGAGAAAGGTCCATTTGAAATAGACGGCAGTACAAAGTTTATCCGGCCACGTGCAAGAGGAAGAACAGGAAAGATAAGAGTTTCAACAGGTGCAGCAAACACGCGGTTTAACGTAGGTTCAATCCGTATGGATGTGATGCAGGACGGAAAGAGGTAAGGCATTGTGGCACAGTTTCCGGTGTTTCCGCGTTTTCCTTTTTCTTTTGAAGATAACACTACACGAAAGATGTGGGAGTTAAACGAGAACTGGGCTAACAATTTAAGGAGTGCGCTGTACGGACAGGACGCAACTATTAACCAACGTAAGTTAGAAATAGATGGTAATTCAAGTATACAGGTACAAGGCAGAGTAAGGGTAGGAGAACCGACAACAAGCGTAACTCCGGTAGCAGGAGACATGAGGTACGTTTCTTCAACGAATACATTTCAGGGCTTCGACGGAACACTTTGGCAGGATTTTCATTAGACATGGCTATTAACAGAACAAATATTCAAAGACAAATGGTTGGGGATCTTGGTGGTTTTGTAGGACGTGACGTGTGGAAACAGTTGATGGGGAAACCTAAGAAACTTTATGCGGAAGGAGATACTGTTGAAGTTGAGTCGGAAGAAACTATCACCAAAACTTTTCCAAACGGAAAGACGTGGACTTGGAATCCAAGCATAGAAAGCGAACCGGATCCTGAAACTGGACGAACCCGTAAGTTTGATCGAGGAACAGGAAAAATGATTGGTTCAGAAGCCGGAATGACTGAACAGATTAGCGGATTAGGAGGTATAAATCTGTTTGGACAGGCTACGCTTGG